AGAGGTGTCCCGAAGGAAGCCTTTGCGGGCCCTTGCACGCGATTGCGCCAGGGTGAGTTTAACGACGTCCCAGGTCGTGGCTCGCTCAGAGCTTAGTACCGAATGGTACGCACTTGGGGGTCAACCCCAGTGTAGGCGGCCATCGCGATGCGCGATGCCTGAGTAGCCGCCACCCCGACGACTCTCTGGGTCCAGTTAGGATAGTTCTTGTCCAAGTACGTGACAACAGTCTCGTACCATCCGACTGGTCGTATTGAACGCGGAACTTTGGCTGGATAACCCTGATCGAGGTTGGGCCTCCACTCAATGTTCTGATAGAATTCGAACATAATGTTGGTGAAGGCATCAACCCCTGAGAAGGCAAACCCCGACCACATGGGGGCGAACCTCTTGGACTCAGATGTGGTCCGTGTTGTACTGAGGCCATCGCAGTGGAGAGGCCCGTCAGCCTGAGTCTTGAATATGGCTGCACTCTCATCCGGACGCCAGGCAATCTCGTGGGCGTCAATGCCCATGCGTTGGACTGAACTAGAGTAAGTCAGCAGTTCTGCGACCGAGGGCAGGTCGGCAATAATGGACTCACTCGGGATATTCTCTACATAGCCAATCATCCCTTGTGCGTCGGCCATGGCTCCTATGTAGAACGCCCTTATACAAGCGCCTGTGGTGCGGAAATCCGAGACCACCTCACCGCTGACGAATGCTGAAGCTCCTGCCTCAACGGTAGCGCCGTTTGCGGTTGCGAAGGTTGCCTCGGTGTAAGCCGGGTCAGCGACTGTATTGATGGGCTGGGTGGCAGAGCTGGCTGCGGTGAAGATGACAACATTGAGTCTGAGGACAGACAAGTCTGCTGTGTACTTGGGGCACCATAGGACATACCCGTGCGCGTTAGCGCTGGAGAACTGGTGCCTTGTCTTCCTCCGCGTGAGGATGCCAGCGTCGCTAGAGAACAACCCTGGTTCCAACTCAGCGTCACATGGGTCAGCAAGCATCCTAGCATACCGCTTGACCAACCCGTTACCCTGACGCCCTCCGCGCCTGGGGCCTCTCCCCTTCTTCTTGGGGGGTGAGGGCTTTTTCTTCCGCCTACCAGCAGACTTCTTCGCGAAATAGGGGCTGTCGGGCAAAATCCTCGACCGGTCCCTTACGCTCCCGGCAGAACGCATGGCTAGGAAGCCTGCTCTCTGGTTGCGTGCCCAGATGAAGGAGTTTAGGCGCTGGTGCAGCGCTACTCCCCAGTCGAGGCGGAGGGATGACAGGGTACTAAGGATGCCGTGGATTACGGGTGCTGAGCCTTGCAGTCCCATTTGCCTTTCTGCGACCCCGTAAGCCCAACCAGCTGCGAACGGGGTGACACCTTTGCGTGCGGCATCCCTGAGCTTCATGATCTCCTCTTCTCGGGACCAACGCATCAGGTCATCGTAGGTGTAAGTGGGGGAGTCATCTTCGCATTCAACCCCGGTGTCTACAGTGAAGCCGTCCTTGAACTCGTTGCCGTAGAACTCGAATGGTAGGGCGTCAATGGTGACGTTCCTCTCGATCCACTCCTCGATCTCAACGACGAAATCCAAGGGGAGACCGTACTTCTGGCAAAACCAGTCGTAAGTCTCAGCAGACGGGTAGCACACAACTCCCCCCTGCATACGGCCCTCCCACCTGCGCCTGTTGTCTACGCGTTCACGGATGCCACTGTCCTCAGCACTATCACAGATGGATCTGAGGAAGGCCCCAATGATGGGCATGTGGCCGCTGGAGCACAGCAGGCCCTTGGCGGTGCCGTACAGGAGGCTGCGGAAATGGGCCGGTGGGTGGCCCTTGTTGATCCCCAGCTTGGCCAGCTGGCGGAAGGGCTTGTTGGCCCAGCGCCACTCACCGTCCACGGGGACGAAGTAGCCGGAGCAAAACTCCACATCAACCATGGACTCAGCAACGTCCATGGTGATCTCCATGCCAAGCCCAGCGTAGAGACGCCTGACTGCCTCCAGGTCAACGTCCGCGTGGCACGCCACCACGTTGTCATCTCCCATGACCATCATGCTGAACTTCAGCTGTCCTAGTTTGTACATGATGAATGCGACCAGGAGCCAGTTTATGAGGCTGTTGAAGCATGAGGTCCACAGGTCTCCTGAGCGCCGAGCCCTCCTGAGCCTGACTCGTAGTGCCTCAAAGTCCTTGTAACAGAACCCGTCGACATTGAACCAGTACTTGAGGACCTCGTAGAGAGCTGGCGGAGCACCGCTGACGCACTGGCGCAAGAAGAAGATCTCCAGTTGTAGTATGAAGTGGGAGAGGCTGCCGTCCCAGTTGACAACGTCCATGCCTATCTTCTTGGCAAATTCCTCCATGAGCTGGGCCAAGTAGCCTGCACGGGCGGGGGTTTCCCCGGCCATGTAGTAGACGTTGATGCGCTCTAGCTCCACCTTGATGGCTTTGCCGAGAGCGCGAAAGAAGGCGCCAAGTTGCACGAGAAACCACTCATGTCGTGGCCAAACCATGCGTGGCTTGTAGTTCTCCTCGGTCTTGAAAGCGACCTCGTCCTTGGTGAAAACACGGCACTTGACATACTTCTCGTCGAAGGGTGCGTCTGCCCATCGGTCGTACATCCTCTGGCCCCTCCTGGCTCCATACTTCGACTGGAGATGTTTGAGGCGGTCTTGAGGGTCAATAACGACGGAGATTTCCTTGAGCTTCTTCTGGGCGAACTCCATGAACTCGTCACGCAGGGTAGGGTCATATGAGGGTTCTTTGCCCATGCGTATGACTATAGCGGACTTTACGTTCTTCGGGACGAGAGCTGGGAGGCGGTTGGGAGTGCCGGAGACCCATGAACCATAAACGTCCTCACGGTCGTCACACTCATCGTCGTCGTTGACCGTGTCTAAAGTGATGATCCCGGGCTCCATGGCTTCCTCAGCAGCTGCGAGCTTTGCGGTGTCTTTGCAGACTACGCGGGCGATGCTCTTTCGCGCGAGGAAGCGGATGCCTACATCTTTGGACTCGTCAATGCACTTCAGCATGTGACGGCGGACGTTGTGC